GCCCACTGTTTATTTTACCTCCTAAAGAAAATGAAGCTTGATAAAACTTGGAAACTTCCAAAGCCTGACAAAACCGAAAGTGGCTATGTTTGGCACCCAGTAGTAAGAGTAGGTAGACAAGTACCATTTGGGTACTCACAAGATCCAGATGATAAAGATGTCATTATACCTATTCCAGAAGAACTAGAACTGTACGAACAAGCAAAGAAACACCTAAAGCAGTACAGTTACCGTGATGTAGCCAATTGGTTGAGTGATCAGTCAGGTCGGCATATATCACATGTAGGACTATATAAGAGAGTTAGACTTGAGCAGAAGCGTAAGAGAGAAGCTGCAAACCAACGCTACCTTGCCGAGCGATACAAAGCGGCGCTCGACAAAGCAGAAAAAATCGAAGCCCAAATCCGTGGTGGTAGAGAAGAGTCCAGCCCAGCCAAAGCCTGAAGCTTTAGACTATGAGGAGATAGCTCGTGAAGTTATCTTTGAACCCAATCAGGGGCCACAGACAGACTTCCTAGCTTCTACAGAACAAGAAGTACTTTACGGTGGATCAGCAGGTGGGGGTAAGTCTTACGCAATGATTGCTGACCCTGTGCGATACCTGAACAATCCTAATGCTAGGATGCTCCTAGTACGTAGGAGTACAGAAGAACTTAGAGAACTTATCTCAGTATCCAAGCAGCTTTACCCTAAAGCTATCCCTGGGATTAAGTTTATGGAGCGAGATAAAACTTGGGTGGCTCCCAGTGGTGCAACTCTCTGGATGTCTTACCTAGACCGTGACGATGACGTTATGAGATACCAAGGTCAGGCCTTTAACTGGATTGGCTTTGACGAACTTACACAGTGGCCTACTCCATATCCTTGGAACTACATGAGGTCACGACTTAGAACAACTAAAGCTAGTGGCTTACCGCTCTACATGAGGGCTACTAGCAACCCTGGAGGTCCAGGTCATCAGTGGGTCAAGAAGACCTTTATTGATCCTAATACCCCCAGTGAATCTTTTTGGGCTACGGATACAGATAGTGGTGAAGTTATATGCTGGCCGAAAGGTCATAGTCGAGAAGGCGAGCCACTGTTTAAACGTAGGTTTATACCTGCTACCTTATTCGATAATCCTTACCTAGCAGATGATGGCATGTATGAGGCTAATCTTCTGTCGTTACCTGAGCATCAGCGAAGGCAGCTACTAGAAGGTGACTGGGATATTAATGAGGGTGCAGCCTTTCCAGAGTTTAATCGTAGAGAACATGTAGTAGAACCTTTTGATATACCTAATAGCTGGGTAAAGTTTAGAGCTTGTGACTATGGTTATGGATCTGCTACAGGTGTACTTTGGTTTACTGTAACCCCTTCTGAGCAGTTGGTTGTTTATAGAGAACTTTATGTATCTAAGGTTACAGCTTCAGACCTAGCTGATCTTATACTAGAAGCTGAAGATGGGGAGAAAATGCGCTATGGTGTTTTGGATTCTAGTTTATGGCATAACCGTGGTGACACTGGGCCATCATTGGCTGAACAGATGAACATGAAAGGTTGCCGTTGGCGTCCTTCAGACAGGTCTAGAGGCTCTCGTGTGGCAGGTAAGAACGAAATACACAGACGCTTGCAGATGGATGAGTTTACTGAAGAACCTAGAATGGTCTTTTTTAATAACTGCACTCACACTATCTCTCAAATACCAGCTATACCTTTAGATAAAAATAACCCCGAAGATGTAGATACACATGCAGAAGATCACTTGTATGATGCTCTTAGGTACGGTATAATGACTAGACCACGCAGTAATTTATTTGATTTTGATGCAAGTAATCAGCGTACAGGGTTTCAAGTTTCAGACGCAACCTTTGGATATTAAGGATAAGACATGGAAGAAGATGAACTTTTTGAAGATACAATGGAGTCTGTAGATTCTAATGCATTGGATGACATTAAAAAAGATGACTACTCTGACCCAGCTTCAGGTACTATTGTTGGCTTAGTTCAAGAAAAATACAGTAAAGCTTCTACTGCTCGTGAAACTGAAGAGCAACGTTGGATTCAAGCGTACCGTAATTATCGAGGTATTTACGGACCTGATGTTCAATTTACGTCTACAGAAAAATCTCAGGTATTTGTAAAAGTAACTAAAACAAAAGTGCTTGCTGCTTATGGTCAGATTGTAGAAGTACTGTTTGGAAGTCATAAATTTCCTATTAGTATTGAACCAACTACTATTCCTGAAGGTGTAGTTGAGTCTGTATACTTTGAATCTAATCCAGAACTTCAAAAAGCTCAAGGTGAACCTAGCGAAGAAGAAAAAAAGTTAAAACCCGGAGAAACTTCACTAGACTTAGAAGAACGTTTAGCTGGGCTTAAAGATAAACTTGAACCTGTTATGGATATACTTAAAGAAGGTCAAGGTAAAACTGCCACACAAATTACAATTAACCCTGCAGTAATTGCAGCAAAGAAGATGGAAAAGCAAATCCATGATCAGTTAGAAGAATCTGGCGCTAATAAACAATTACGTGTAGCCGCTTTTGAATGTGCTTTGTTTGGTACGGGTGTTATGAAAGGCCCGTTTGCTGTAGATAAAGAATACCCTAATTGGGCTGAAGGCGGAGAGTATTCTCCTACATATAAAACAATACCTCAAACTTCTTCTGTATCTATTTGGAACTTTTATCCAGACCCTGATGCAGCTAATATGGATGAAGCAGAGTATATTGTAGAACGTCATAAGATGTCTCGCTCACAATTACGTGCACTTAAGCGCCGACCTTTCTTCCGCCCTAATGCTATTGATAACTCAATCAAGCTAGGTGAATCTTACACTAAAGAGTGGTGGGAACAAGTAATGGAAGATGATGCTCAAGAAACTAAATCTGAGCGTTATGAAGTCCTTGAGTTCTGGGGTAATGTAGATAAAGAAGTTCTTGAAGGTCACGATATTGACATTCCTTCTGAGCTTTCTGATATGGATGAACTAAGTGTAAACATTTGGGTTTGTAACGGACAAGTCTTACGTTTAGTAATGAACCCTTTTACACCTGCAATTATTCCTTATTTTTCTATGCCCTATGAGGTAAGCCCTTACAGTTTCTTTGGTATTGGTATTGCAGAAAATATGGATGATACTCAAACCCTAATGAATGGGTTTATGCGTATGGCGGTAGATAATGCTGCACTATCAGGTAATATGCTTATTGAGGTTGACGAGACGAATCTCGTCCCAGGGCAAGACCTCTCCGTGTATCCAGGGAAGGTGTTCAGGAGACAGGGAGGGGCACCTGGTCAAGCAATTTTTGGTACTAAGTTCCCTAACGTATCTAATGAAAACATGCAGATGTTTGACAAGGCAAGGGTATTAGCAGATGAATCAACAGGGTTTCCGTCTTTCGCACATGGACAAACTGGAGTATCAGGAGTGGGAAGGACTGCTTCTGGCATTAGCATGCTTATGTCTGCAGCTAACGGCAGTATACGAAATGTTGTCAAGAACGTAGATGACTATCTATTGGGGCCACTAGCCAAAGCTTTCTTTAACTTTAATATGCAGTTTAACTACAATGAAGAAATTAAAGGGGATCTTGAAGTAAAAGCTCGTGGTACTGAAAGTCTTATGGCTAATGAAGTTCGTAGTCAACGACTAACTCAATTTCTACAAGTTGTACAAAATCCTGTGTTAGCTCCGTTTGCTAAAATGGACTACATTATTCGTGAGATCTGTAAGTCTATGGACCTTGACCCAGATAAACTTGTAAACTCTATGTCCGATGCTGCAATCCAAGCCGAGATACTTAAAAAGTTTAAAGAAGAAAATCCACCACCACCTCCACCAGAAGGCCAAGCCCCTCAAGGTGGACAGCCTCAAGGTGCTCCTGAGGGCGCTCCAGCTGGCGCACAGGCTGAAGATCCTACAGGAGCAGGGGGTGGTACCATAGGTACTGGTACAGCTCCTACACCAGGAGAACAGGGCTTCTCAGCTAATACTGGCGAACAACAATAGGTACAATGAAACTAATCGTGAACAATACACTAAAGCCTTTTGTGAATAACCCAGAGTTATACACTCCGTTTATCGAAGAGATTGCTGAACGGATCGCCTTTACACATGTAACACTAGAACAGTCTAGAGAGATTGATGAGATCTACAGGCTACAGGGTGAGATACGTGCACTACGATCACTATTACGTTTGAGGGACAAAATTAATGGCAGCTCTTGAAGATCAAATGCAATCTATGCTACCGTCTGCTGATGATGATATTCGTCCAGAAGATTACCCTCAGTATAAACCTGACGACTTTACTGGTAGAAGTTTTGCAGCTGACTCCTTTCAAGAAACCAAAGACAGGTTTATGGATGCAGGTAAAATTGATGTAGACCCTGATGATCCTGCTATCCTTACTGCATACAAACGTGCTGTAGATTATCTTAAAGACACAGGGCTTGCAGGTTTAGGTTTAGCTGATACTGCATTTAAATATGCTGTAGGTTCTGTAGCTCAGGTTATGCCAACAGAGCAACTAGAAAAACGTATGGCTAGAGATCTTTACTCTATGCCAGAAGCCTTTGGTGGAGCCGTAGGTGCTAAGAGCATAACTCAACTTGATGATGCAGCTGATGCATTTCTTGCAGGATCTAAACAAGTAGCACAAAAGTTAAAGACAGAGTATGACCCTACGATGGTTAGAAGCTTTGTTGGTGCTACTCCTCCTACTTATCAAGAACGTGAGGCTCCTTTATCATTCTTATCGGGAGAGTCTGATTCTGCTTCTGATGAAGTTTTAGACATTTATAATATGGGCCTTTTAATGTTTAGAGAGCCTGTTGTAGAATTTGCAGAGACTTTAGATATTCCTAAAAAAGGTTTATTAGGTTCAGAGTTTTTAAACCAAGTAAAAAAGAACCCATCTATTCCAGAAACTTCTTTGCAAGAAAGTGTTATAGAACCCTCTAGAAGGTACACTAAAGAGGAGTTACTTAGAGCTTTAGGTGTAAATGCAAACACTCAAGGAACTTTTAGATCAGTTGCAAATATTTCTCCCGCAAGAATAAAACAATTTGAACGGTATCAACGACAAGGAAAAGATGCAGGTTTTGTAGGTGGGACTGAAATTGACTACTTTGATATACCTATAGATGTAACTATTGGGTATCCTGGCAAGAAATTTAAAGCTCATTCTCAACATTATCAAGACGAAACTTTAGTTCATGTTAGAGGGTCTATTTTAAATAGCAACCCCCTGCCTGACAGAAACCTAGTAGCCTTTGATACTATAATTGATGATGATAACTTTTTACTTGTAGAAGAAATTCAATCTGATCTTCTTACTAAAGGTTATGTAAAACCTAAAAGTCCTTTTGACGCAGCTTTTTCTGAGGCTATTAAGGAGTATGATTTCGAAAGTCCTGTTAAATACCAAGAAGCTTATGGAGATATTTCTACTGACATCCAAAAGATTTTTAAAGAGTTAGATGAAGAAAGTATATATTCTCCAGAACTTCCTATTCAGTTAGAATCATTTAGCTCTAACCCATTTTTTAGCCCTGAAACAGAAGCTGCTTTTACTAATAAGATTTCAGATAAAGGTTACACAACCTTTGAAGAACTTAAAGACTATATTACAAGTCAAAATACAAATTCTGATGAAATTTGGAGTATTCTTAGTAGACTAAAACGTAAAGTTCCAGGTGTTTCTGTAGTTAATGATGCACCAGGTGGAAAAACTTATACCAATATATCTTTAGACTTAGACGACCCTACTTTTGAAAATTTTTTAGATACTTTTTATGAGTCTGTAAAGGGTAGTCAGATTGATCATGACATTCTAATGCACAAATATGAAGATTTTATAGATAATTATAATGAGGTACTACTAAAAAAGATAAAAGAAAAAGGCCTCAGTAAAGAATTAGACCTAAACGACTTACAGAGATTAAGAGAAAGGTATGAAGAATCTGGAGCTAAAGGCACCTTAAGCGTAGGGCTACCACCAATACGAAAAAATAAGCAAGCTGTAGATGAAGCACTTAAAGTCCTTATAGCTAAAGCAGCACAGCAGGGTGTAGATAAGATTGTTATTCCACCAGCAGAGCGTATAGCTTTAGCTAGAGGTAGGGAGCTTAAGAAAGATAAAGGTGATAGGTTTTACAGGACTTATGTAACTGACTTAAACAAATCTTTAAAGGAACTTGAAGATAATTACCCTGTGGTAGTATATAGAGATGTTGAGCTGCCGTACCTTAGTAAAACTGATGTAGAAGATGGCGATCCCTTTGGGATGATGAATGAACCAGACTTTACTGAAATTGATATGGAAGATGTTTTACAGGCTGCAATAGATGCACAAGATCCAGATGCTGTAATTGAAGCTAGTGCTAAAATATTTAATGCTGGTAATAAAGGTACAATCTTAGACATCTCAGAGTTAATTGATAAATACAAAATAGAACAACCAAGACAGTTTGCCAAAGGGGGCGTAGCAATGAACGAACAAATGGAAATGGCCTTTATGCAACAAGGTGGACTAAAAGACGATGGCATGGATCAAGATCCAGTGTCAGGTAATGAAGTACCTTCAGGTTCTATGGCTTCAGAAGTACGAGACGATATATCTGCTAATCTATCTGAAGGCGAGTATGTAGTACCTGCTGATGTCGTTAGATTTTTTGGGGTAAAGTTTTTTGAGGATCTTCGTATGCAAGCAAAAATGGGCTTGCAAACTATGGAAGCTAATGGTAGAATCGGTGGTGAACCTGTAGATAGTCTTCCAGAAGAAGGGGTCTTATCAGATAAAGACTTTGCAATGCTTTTGCAGCAAGAGCTTGGTGGAACACTATTAGCAGAAGGTGGTATGGTATCTGGAGAAGGTCAAAGTTACTCTTCAGAAGAACCAAGACAGTTTAATACGGGTGGCTATTCAACTACTGGTTTTGATGGTGATGGAACAGGACGCCCCCTTAGCGATGCGCCAGAACAACCATATGTTCCAGGTTCAATACCATCTTTTGATCCAAGTAACTATGGTCTTGGTTTTTCTATGACTCCAGGATATACAAGGCCCCCAGCACCACCAGCGTCCCCTACAACAGAAACTGATAAAAGCTGTGAAGCTAGGGGTATGATATTAGGTCCAAATGGAATTTGTATACCTAAACCTGAACCTAAGCGTGGAGGAGATGGCAGCGGTGGAACTACACCACCACCTCCTGGAGAAGGTGGATCAATAAATCTGGGTGGAGATAATTGGTTTAAAGATGACTCTGAGCTTCTTTTTAGTGACCCTTCAACCTACATTAAAAATCAACTAGCTAATCGTGGTGGTAGGTTTGATAGTGGTATTGCAAAAGCTGGCGCTTTAGCTCTTCCTGGCGGGTTAGGCCTTATTCTAGCTGGAGGAGATACAGCTGATGATACTATAGGTATTGCTAAAGCAAGAGCTGCACTAATGGTAGCTGAAGCCAGTGGTGCAATAGGTGAAAAAGAAGCTAAAGAACTTAGGCAATTAATTGCTCAAGATGCTCAAGGTAACTTTTTTGTTGATCAAGATGGTAAAGGTATTGGAATAGGTACTGGTGTAAATTGGGCAAACAGTCTGTCGCAAAGTTTAGGTTTTGAAAATCTTGAGGACTTGCAAAGCAACAAAAGTTTAGCCTCAAAAACTTGGAAAGCTCAAACAGAAGCTCCTGTTAAAGCAGCAGCAGATAAACAAAAAACTCTTTCAGGGGTAACTAAAGCTCAAATGGATGCAGCTAATGCTCAAGCTAAAATAAAACAAAAAGCTGCTGCTTCTGCTAGAAGAGATAATAAAGACTCTGGACCTTCAGGCGCTGAGGTAGCAGCTGCTGCTGCACAAAAAGCTGCAGAAAAAGAAGTTAAAGAAAGCAAAGATAAACCCCAAGGAAACTTAGGATCTAGCTCTGGAGGAGCAGGTGCTGGTGGTTTCGGCGGCGGCGGAGGCGGAGGTGTCTACGCAGGTGGCAGAGCTACAGGTGGATTAGTATCAAGACCCAAAAAGAAAAAATAATAAGGCTACTCGGCTACGGCTGACCCCAACATAAGGAGAATAATATGCCTGAACTAGCAACAATGGAAACACCAAAGACTGCAGGATTTGTGGATCGTGGATATAATCACGAAAAGCGTAAGCAACGAATGGAAGCTGAAGCAGAGGAGATAGCAAAGCTTGAAGCAGAACAACGTGGAGAATCTGAGCCAGAGCAAACCGAAGAGGTTACTGAAGAAACAGAGACCAATACAGAGGTTGAAGAAAAAACGTTATCTGCAGAAGAAAAATCTTTTAAAAAACGATATGGTGATCTAAGACGCCACATGCAGCAGAAGGAAAAAGAGTGGGACGAAAAGTTAGAGAGCCTACAAAAAGCTTCTGCTAAGGCTGGCATTATCCCACCTAAGTCTGATGAAGATATTGAAGAGTGGGCTAAAGAGTATCCTGATGTAGCTGGTATTGTAGAAACAATTGCAGCTAAGAAAGCACAGGAAATGTTTGATAAGGCTGACACTCGACTTAAACAACTTGATGAGGCTCAAGCAAAAGCTGATAGATTAAAGTCTGAAAATGAAATTCGTAAGTCGCATTCAGATTTCGATAAACTACGTGAAGCAGATGAGTTTCACAACTGGGCAGATGAACAACCTAAGTGGGTTAAAGATGCACTTTATGAAAATGCAGATGACCCAGCCTCAGTAGTTCGTGTTATTGACCTGTATAAGTCAGATAAAGGACTAACTGATACAGCTAAGAAAGCAAATAAAAAAGCAGCAGCTTCACCAGTCTCTCGACGCAGTAAGACTGAAGTAGACGTAGCTGATGCTAGTGATATGATTCGTGAGTCAGATGTTGCTAAAATGTCTAACAAAGAATTTGAAGAACGTTCAGATGAAATTAACAAAGCAATGCGCAGTGGTAAATTTGTCTATGACGTGTCTGGTAATGCCAGATAAACTATTGACAAACAAAAAATCAATAGTATAACTAGGGACATAGAACAAAAGCCTCTTAT